AATTCAGGGTTTCGGTTTGCAAACAATCTTAAATCTCTTTTTATTTCTTTTGAAGATAGATTACTAACCTCACTACCCATTTCAACACGTAGTATAGCTTCAGCATCGTCAATATCCATATCTCTTGCAAATACTGCTGCGTCTGTTTGTAAATCTAACATTTCTAAATCATCAAAAGCTTCTTCTACAGGATCGTATTCCTGGTATAATCTACCTCTTAAAGGATGATATAATGAAAGTAATTTTTGTAAATTTTGTTGTTCTTTAGGAACTCTTAAATCCCCATTTCTAAACATAATATGCCCCATAGTAGCTTCACCGTCTTGTTCCTCTTTAAACGGTGAGTCATGATTGGTTGCATATCTAATTTCTTTTTGTTTACCCGTTTCCTCGTCAAAATACAATAAAGCATGTTTTCTAGTATGCTTACCTGGTATTGTTAAAGTTAAAGGTGTATCTTTACCAGTTAGATAGTATAACCTATCTTTAATTTCCCATTTTGGTTTTACTGGTTCTGGTGATTTCAAATGTTTCCAATCTTTTGTAGTTTCAGTCGGTTCACTTGTTTTCACTACTTCATTTATAGACTCTTCTAGGTCTACTTGTTTTGCAACCGTTTTTTTAGGTTGTACTTTTTTATTTGCCATAATATAATATAATTTGATAGTTTAAAGGTAATGATTACCCCCGTCATTACAACGAGGGTAACTATTACATATTTGTGACTAATTATAGTCCTCTGAATAATACAAAGTTGTTAGCAGCTTGTGTTACTAAACATCTTTCAGATAGGAAGTTTACTTCCATTGCATCAAGTGTTGAGTTACTAGCTCCACCAACAGATCCTGTTAACCAAGACTTCATTCTACGATCATCAGTTTGAGAAGCTCTATATCTTACGTGCAAAAATGGACGTCTGATATTTGTTCCTAATACTTGATCATAAACAGTTGAAGTTCCAGCTGGTACTAATACACCTTCAATTGAATTAACTCCATTGATTGCTCCACGAGTAGATGCATCATTTAAGTATTTCCAATCTGTTTTGTAAAAGTCATAAGATCCTCTACGGAATCCACTGAATCCTAAGTTAAGTGCCATTTCAGAAGAGTTTTCAAACAATCCGTAAGCAACACCTCCTGCGACTCCGCTAGAGATACTAGCTAGCATATCATCAAAGTCTAAAGAAGTCTGACGTTGTAAGAACAACATGTTTTCTTCGATAGCTCCTTGAGTATCCAAGTTTTTAAGGATAGCGTCAAATTCAGTTAAGCCTTGAGCCGCTGTGAATCCAGTTTCTACATTTCCTCTAGCTTGAATAGCAGCAAATAAACCTTGCGTTCCTGGTTGAGTTAATGGATTTAATGCAGACGCATTTAATTCACCTTCTACCATTGCCATTTCTAAGTAATCTTCAAAACGTAAACGTGTTTCAGACTCTGCTTTCAAATACCAAAGGTATCCGTCAGTTCCATCTTCAGTCGCTACATTCACCCATCCGATCTGTGCAGTATCTGATCCAGATACAACATACTGATCTCTAATAATGATTGGTGAGTTTGAAAACTGTGTTAATACAGGATCTATACTGTTTCTTACAGCCGAGTTACCTGCTCCAACTGCAGCGATAGTAGTTCCTTTAGAATAATCAGATCCGTAAACGAATACTTTTAATCCAGCAGCGCTAAATCCTTGAGCAGTTAAAGTTGTTCCGGCAAATGGCTGAATCGTAATTGTTCCAGCTGCACCAAGTACAGATGCTGTAACAATACCTTTAGCTTCTAATCCAGTTACTGGATCTAATACAACAACTGTATCATTTACAGATATTACATTTTGAACTCCTGCAACAGCGCCTGGGTTAATTGAAATAACAGATAAAGTACCAGCTCCATTCGCTTGAGATGCTCCAGCGTAAGAGATGTGCAATCTGTTTTGTTCAGACCAAATTACTTGATCAGATGTCATTGGCATTTCAGCACCAACCATTTTTAAGAATCCAGATAACGTACGGTTTCCGTAACGCTCTACTTCTGCTTCATAAATTTCTGGCAAATACTGCTGAGCAAAATCAGCAAAGTTTGCAGGAACGGCTCCTCCACCGTTGTTGTTCCATTGTAAATAGTTTGTCGCAAGTAATTGCGGCGTTTGTGATGGGATTAAACTCCCAAATTGTGGTAATAAACTCATAATTTTTAGTTATTAAACTTTTTAATTTTCAATTTTGATGAGTCCGCTCCAGAAACTGATTTAACTTTGTATGCCCCAAACCTCGCACTGTCAACAGGGGCTGCTTTCCTAGCGCTTGTTGAAGTGTTATTAGATTTGTTTACAACATCTCTAATAGCATCTGCTTTGCCTTGTTCGTAAAAGTGATTCGCCATTTTATCTGCGTTTGCACCTGCATACAATGCTTTGTGATACCCTTCCGTATCTGTGACCGTACCATCTTCTCCAAGGAACTTCCCTAAAAAATTACTAATGTCCGATTGTTTTTCTGCTACCTGCGAAGGGTTTTGTATTCCATATCTAAATTTTTTATCACCTAGCGTAAAATCGAAACCTTCGAAATTTTCATTAAGTAATTCATTAGTGTTGGCTTTAAACTTTTCGTGGTTAGCTGCGTTTCTGTCCTGATCCTCTTTATAACGATTAAAAAAGTCCGCTGCTTTTTGTTGATCTTCCGGCAAAGATGGCGACTTCAACTTGATGTCATCATAATACTTTGCTTTTGTATCTTCTAAAAATGTGCGAGCTTTTGCAACCTCTTCTTTATATGCGAGTTTTTTTCTACGGATGTCTCGCTCCTCATCTAATTCTTCATCAAATGCAAAATTGTCTTCAATCATAAAGTCAATTTCTTCTGCACTTAAATGGGATTTAGTGTTTTTATAGTATTCTTTTACTAACACATCTCGATCTACATCGTCATAGTTAGTATTTAATCTTAAGTAGTCTTGCATCGTGCCACCAGTTTCCCTCATAAAATCGACTAGCTTTATGATGTTATCAGGTAAGTCTGGCTGCACAGGCTGCGCGATTACTTTTTCTTCTTTTTTACTTTCTTCGGTAACTTCTTTAATGACTGATTCGGATGTTCCTCCGACCATCGTTGGGCCATCTTCGGTAGATTCATCCACATCCACTTTCTCTGCGCTTGGCTTTTGAACGGCATCTTTTTCTTCTTTAGGAATTACTACTCTAGTTACGTTACTTGGAACATCTATAAGTGGCTCTTTGTTTTTAGCCGCTATTTGCTCTTCAGTTAATTTTGGTTTAGATTGGATCTTAAAAGATCCTTCGGTTTTTACTTGTTCACTCATGATATGATATTATATAATTATTAAATACTTATTTACGAAGGACCGAATGAAGAAAGATCCCCGAAACCACCCATCACATCATTACCTGATGATTCAAAGTTTTTAGGCATCCCCTCTGTTTGTCTTTGTTGTATTAATTCGCTTTGCTGAGTCCCTTCTTTCTCTATTCTTTTATCTTTACGATCCTCTATTTCTTTTTCTTTTTGTTGTGTAGCAGAAACACTGGCTTGAGCTAACTGCATATTGTACTCAAACTCTGTAGCCATTAACTCTTTTTTAATTTGTGCCTCTGCCTGCATTCTTTGCATTTCATAACCTGCCTTAGCTTGTTCTATCGCAACCTTTTCAGCTGTAAGAGCTTGTTGTTTTTGAACCTCAGCCATAGCAGCTTTTTCAGCCAACTCAGCATTTGCTTGAGCTTGTGCTTGTATATTAGCTTGCTGCGCTTCTTGAACTTTTTTAGCTTTTTCAGTACGCTTTAATTTAAGCATCTGATTAGCTAACTTTAAATTCTTTACTTGATTAATATCTATCACATCTTCAATATCAATTTCTTTTGTTTGTAAAGAAATCTGAATATTTTTTTGCAGCTCAGCTCTTTCTTCATCATCTGGTTCCATTTCTAAAAATATACCAAAATCATGCAGGTTAAGCTTTTCAATTTCTTTTAATGTTTCTACGTTGAAAGTAGATACACTATTCATTAAAGAGTTTTTAGTTAAGGGGAAATTTAAAACATCAGCAATTTTTAGTGATATATTTTCACATGTACTTAACGCTAAATAAATACTAGCATCTTGAATATGTTTTGTAGCAGTGTTAGATGCATTAGCCGCCATTTTTTGTAAACCAACTAAAGCGTTTGCATCAGGCATTCCGCCGTCACGAGCTTCATTTAAACCGGTTACATCTCTAATCATTTGCATATTGTAATTGTACGCAGTTATAAGAGCTTGTATTTTTCCAATACCACTTGATGAAGATAATTCTTGAATAGGTACTTTACCTCTATTCATATCTCCCTCTTGAGTTAATGATCTACCTACAACAGAACCCGTTTGGAAATACATATTCAATGCTTCTGCTGGATTGTAATTTGTTCCATTACCTAAATCTACTTCCGCTAAACCATCCATATCTAAAAATATACCATCAGGAACCATTCTGGATAGTACTTGTTGTATTTTTAAATGGGTTAGTTGTATTACATCGGCAAAACCTATACATTTACTTATAAGTGACTGTATAACTCCTTTGTACATTCTAGGGGCAGCCATTGAGTAACTCATTTCAACACGAGTAGTATCAGCCATTGGTCTTGTCATGTTTTCTGACATTTCCCATTTAAGCATCATATCTGAACCTATAACTTTAGCTCCTTCGTATAAAACTTCAATTGATCTTGATACTCTATCAAAGTTATCATTTGCCGGCGGATTAAAAGCATCTGTTTTTTCAATAGCTTTTTCTAAACCGTTATCAGTCTTTTTTATTTTAAATACCTGGTCTGTGTAAGTTTTATACTCAAAGTACATTACTTGAACAGTATTGTAATCATAGTTTTCAAAGCCTCGTATAAGCCTACGGTTACCTGGTGATTTTTGGATTCTTTCTAATTCCTCATCGGAAATGTGAGGAAATTCTTTTTTAAGTTCTGGTATAGTTATAGATTTAACTTCGCCTACATAATATATGTCGTCAAAGTTAGGGTCTTCTGTGTAAGACCAAACGCAATATGCTGGATCAACATACTTAACAACTATCCCCTCTGCAGGGTTAAACGATGTTTTAGTTATGCCTATTCCTATGTTAACCAAGTCTTGATTAACTCTTGCTTTAGTTAAGTCAAATTCATTAGTAGCAAGTATAGTGTTTATAGCTTCTTCTTCAGCAATTTCAATTGCGGGTTTATACTTTAACTGCATGTGCAGATCCATTTCTTCTGCGTTACCTGGAAGTTCTTCTGTAGGCACAGGAGATCTAGCGAAACTCATTCCGGATAATGATCCAGCTATTTTTCTTTGCTTTATAGTGTTTGCGTCAAATCTTACGTTATCTGCATATTCTGTTCTTTTCTTTAAAGATTCTGGATCTTGCGAATAAGATGTAATGTCATATTGCTTTTGAGTAATACCGTTTGCAACTATATTTGAAAACTTTGAAAGTATAGGCACAGGCTTCCAATCTAAGTTAAGATAGGATAAATCACCGTTAATGGCTAACTCGTCTTTGTATTTTTGAACACTTTGTTCTCCTCTAGCATATAATCTTAAATTATGAAAGTTGTTCCAGTTAGAAGCATATCTATTAGAACCACCGCCGCCGTAATTAAACCATTCTTGTTCAATAGCTCTACTGACTTGAAGTCCGTATTCTAGTGTAGCTTTTTCAGCATCGCTTACTACTTGATCTGGAAATGGACTATTAGTATTTGTACTTACATTCATTTATTACATTATTTTTGAAGTAGT